CGGGTGTGGGATCCGCAATAACAGGTAGAGGTGCGGACCTCTTGATTATTGATGACCCGCACTCTGAGCAAGATGCGCTGAACGCGGCTGCTCTTGAGAAAGCGTACGAGTGGTATACATCAGGACCACGACAACGTCTTCAACCTGGTGGAGCGATAATCGTGGTTATGACTCGTTGGTCTACAAAAGATTTAACAGGAGCATTATTAAAATCACAAAAAGAATTAAAATCAGATAAATGGGAAGTCATAGAGTTTCCAGCTATCATGCCATCAGGTGATCCTGTATGGCCAGAGTTTTGGAAGCTAGAAGAACTAGAAGGTGTTAAAGCTTCTTTGTCTGTACCTAAATGGAATGCACAATGGATGCAAGATCCAACATCAGAAGAGGGATCTATTATCAAAAGAGACTGGTGGAAAGTTTGGGAGAAAGAAGACATACCACCTTTGAAACATGTTATACAATCATACGATACAGCATTCTTAAAAAAAGAAACTGCAGATTACTCAGCAATTACAACGTGGGGTATATTTTATCCAAACGATGACTCAGGACCTAATCTTATATTATTAGATGCTTTGAAGGATAGATACGAGTTTCCTGAGTTAAGAAGAGTAGCATTAGAGCAATATCAGTATTGGAAACCTGAGACAGTTGTGATAGAGTCTAAAGCTTCTGGTTTACCTTTAACTTACGAGTTACGTAAGATGGGCATACCCGTAGTTAATTTTAGTCCTAGTAAAGGACAAGATAAACACGCAAGAGTAAACGCTGTAGCACCATTGTTTGAGTCAGGTGTTATATGGGCGCCCGAAGAAAAATTTGCTGAAGAAGTCATAGAAGAGTGCGCAGCATTCCCCTA